TTCCATTGAGTGAAAACGGGTCTGCATATATTGTATCACAGATTTATAATCTGTGTTAGGTTTACATGAAAATAGATCACATCTAGCAATATCATCCTCTGGCCAAGTGTGTACGCTAATATGACTCTCTGCAAGTAAAGCGTAACCAGTGACACCATAAGGTTCAAACTTATGAGTGTCAACCTTTAAAACTTCTAGTTCAGCAATCTTTGCTGCTTCTATTAAAGTCTCTTTAACATACTCTTCATCATCTAATGAAGAAGTAATTAAACATTGCTTCAAATCAAATAAAACGTGCTTCATTAATCTTTTTTCTTTGGATAATAAACTTCAACGTAAGAGTCACATTTAGGGCAGTGAAGATTAGTTACGAAACTATACTCCTCTGCATAAGGACAATCATTATCACCTCCCCATATTAGTTCGGTGTCACAGTGCCAACATTTCATTCGCCTAATCGATGGATAACAGGTTTTTCATTCCTTAGAATGTCATAGAGTTCTTTGTTCTCTGCACAAGATACAGGATGAAACTCTGCACTTGCATCAAATCCATCATACCTCTTTGCTTGATTAATTACAATAGAACCATCTTTACCTGACTCTGACCTGTGAAATGTTTCACGAGGTATAATCAGTGCACCACTATGTACATCTAAACGAACAATATGATATGGATATTTCCATGAGGTGTTGACTAATTCAAACGTTCTCTCTCCCGATACCACTCTGTTGTAGTCATCTTGGAATCTATGGATGTAGAATGATTTTGCACCCACAACGTCATCAGGTGGAGATACAGCTGACCCAGTATGAACAACAAGATCACTAGCATTCGATTCTTCCACTGATATGTCATAAAAGATTACATCTTCTGTTTCACGAAACACTCGGTGTTTCTTAAAATGTATGTCACTCATAAAAAAACTAAAGGGGTCAAATTTTTGGCGGAATTTTTTTTGCGGTTTCCTGGTAACTAAAAGTCGATTTTCAAATTCCAGATCCTACATAAGGTTTGGCAGGTACATCTCCATCACCCTCATCATCCTCATCTTCTTCTTCGATCTCTTGTATGCGTGCGTCTAATGATTTCATTAGTCCTTCATCATCATACTCGTGACCACTATCTAACTCTGGATGAACCATCCTAGTCACAATCCTTTTCGGTGTGTATGCTTTCATAGCATCAGCATAGGATTTAGTTGGTGATCTATCCATCTCATCAAATACTGCTGTCATACTTTTAAACATAAAAGCAAATGTAGCACCGAATAGTGCTACAAAAAAGACAAGGTATATGAAAACTGTTACGTCATTCATCGGTTGAATATTCTTTGTATTGGAACTTGTTTTAGTTTATCAATAACATCATTCTCCACTCTATCAACAATCTTATCAAGAACATCTATGTCGATCTCCATGAATGGTGGAATGATACCTAATAATCTTAGCAGACCATCTACAAATAATGCAAGTGCTGTGAATCCTAAGATCATAGAAATCACAGTAGCATCACGATTATGTTTTGCCATTGATGCTTCATCAATCTTTCGTGCTTCATCAACTGCTTTCTCAACAGCAAATGAAATCATAACATCAACTTCTTCCTTAGTGTATGCTACCTTGCGTATCTTTTCCTCACTCATTTCGTCAAGTACATCTGTGAGTGGGAAATTCTTTATTAGTTCTTCCATGCATTATCCACCTGCCATGTCGCAACCAACAGTGCTACCTACTAGGATTCCTAGAGGGATTGCCCACCAACGTCCATCTCCTCTTGACAATGCAGCACCTGCACCACCACCTACTAGAGCACCAGCAAGTTTACCATCACCACACTCATTTCCATCAGGAGAAGGTGTATAGTTTCTGTATACTTTTTGAGGTCCGTATGAAGGATACTGTCCACGACAAGGAATTCTTACTTTCTCACTATGTTTCTTTACATAACCTGGTGAATTATATGTACCTGGCACATATGTTTCACGATACTCATGACGATAGCAATTATCTTCATATGCATATCCATCTTGTGATCTAGGATGCCACCAACTTCTATGAGATTCTGGTTCTGTTGATGTTGTATGATACTCTTGAGGTGAAAAATCATATCTCGGAGCATCTTGATATGCTTGTTGATTACTGACATCTCCAATAGCCTCTGTAATAGGACCTGCATTTACAGGAACTGAAGATAAAAGTAGAATAGCAGCAAGTGCAGTTTTCATGGTAACTCCTTTGTATATTCTAATTATAATAGAAAAGGGGACACTTAGAGTATCCCCTGTGACAGTTTGTAAGGTGGTTAGTCTTCTTCAGCAAGTTTAGCGAAGTAAGACATAGTATCTTCTTCATCCTCTAAAGGAGAAGCAGCAACTGCTTTCTCTCTGAAGTCAGAGACTTCTTTACCCCAGTTTTTACCCTCACTTAAATCTTCAAGAGGACTTTCCTCCTCAAGAGTTTCAGCATCAAACTTAACTGTAGGATTTGTTTTACCTAAGACTAGATCTAAACGTGCTTTAAGTTTTTCATATGTCTTAAAGTTTTTAGAATCTTCAAACTCAGCAAGAGAGTATCCCTCTTTCCAAATCTGTTCTAGACGATCATCATCGAAGTCACCTAATGTATTAGGTTGTGCGAATTCAGACTTGTCATAGTTCCAGTAACCATCTACCTTGCGGATCTTCAACTTGAAGTCAGCACCCTTCCAGAAATTGAAAGGATCGATAGGAGTCTCGTCTGCAAATGCAGGTTGCATTGCTTCAACGAGTTTGTCAAATATCTTTTTACCATACTTGTAAAGGAATACTTTTCCTTCATTTTCTGGGTGTGCAGGATCAGATACAACGTAGATGTTACTGTAGTAAGATAACTTACGTTTCTGAGCACGAGCAATGTTCTTGTCCGACTCTTTGCCACTGTTCCAAAGTTCCCTGTTCAACTCTCCAACGGGATCATCCTTACCTAATGTAGTAAGAGAGTTCTCGATGTACCATTGTCCACCAGGACCTTTGAAGGCATGACTCCAGATCTTTGCCCAAGGCATTTCCTCACCATCTGGTGCAGGAAGGAATCTAATAACAGCATAACCGTTACCAGATTTGTCCAACTCAGGTTTCCAAAGACGCTCATCAGCACCTCCTCCACTCTGAGGTTGGTTTAGTTTTTCGATCTCTTGTGTCAACTTAGACAAGGTTCCACCTGCCTTAGATGCTTTTTTTAGTGATGCGAAAGACATAATTGTATTCTCCGTATTAGTTGTATTAAGCTACTGTGTAATCGTAGCATACTATTTAGGCTCTGTCAATATCAGGATCTTTTTTTGCTGCGTCTTCCAAAGTTTTAATCATGGTATCCATACAATCCATCAGATCTTTAAATCCAAATGCTTGAGACAATGAATTGATTCTAGTCTTCATGTCTGCTGCTTCAGCATCACCTGTAGTAGCAGCAAGAGAAAGACGTGTGTAAAATACCTTCTGTTTATTGATAAGATACTTACAATCTTCAATGTGTTCTAACCTTTGTTCTTTACTCATCTCAGGGAGATGCTGAGACATCACAGCAATCTCTTGATAAGTGTTGAATATGTCTTGTAAATTATTTTGAACTTGATCTGATTGAAAGAATGTACTCATAACTTTACTTTAATTGTTTCTAAAATTACTGTCTTATATTTTTTACAATCAATATCTAAAAATGGTTGATACTTCTTAATTTTTTTCTTTGTATCTTTCCAGATAGGATCTTTGATTACTTTATCTAGGTTATCAATGTATCCTAAACAGTGTTCAAAGATTACCAAAGTCTCTAAATTAACTTCACCTGCATAGTATCTTTGCAACAATGGTGGGTGTTGTCCTTCAGTAAAAAATATATTATCAAAGTTGTTGTCTGTTTCTTCTAATAGAACATTAACATCTTGTTTAAATTTATAAGTAAAAGACTCTTGATGTATCTTCCATTTAGTGTAGACATCCCTACTAAATGAACCAATGTATCCCTTAGGATCATTGATAAAATTAGCGACGAAATATCCTAAGACATCTTTCTCAGAATACTTTGTCGCTAACTTTTTAAAGAAGAAACGATCACGTCTTTCTTCAAATGATTTTTCACTAGCAGATACTTTGCCATTGTATTTTTGATAATCATACTTATCTTTGGTGAAGTGATTTTTTAATGCAAGATACATTTTATACACTTCAAACCCTGTCACAATGGTAGAACTCCTTTAGATGATTGTTTCATGTAGTTTAGTCTCTGTGCTTCATGACGGAGACGTTCTTTTAATGGTTTTGAAATTAACTTAGGAACTGTTTCCATTTCAATTTCATTCTCTTGGCAGTAAGTAACTACCGCTTCAATGTAAGTAATGAGTCCATTACTATTTTTTACTAACCTTTCAATCTCAGCAGAGAATTTACTAGCAGTAAGAAATTTTTCTTCTAGTTTTTCTTTAGACATTTCTTCCCCTAACAAATTCTTCGATGTAGGTTTTAAGTAATTGTAGATAGTCATCAAGATTGTACTTCTCAAATACTTGTATAGATCCTTCTTCAGTGGCGATAAGTGTGACAATTTTCTTTACCTCAATTCCTGATCGTTCGAGGAACATCGCTGCGTATGCAGTCTCTTGGACAAAATAGTTTTCGATGTATTCCTCTTTTTTTTCTTTAGTAGAAGTTTTGAAGTCTATCACTGCTAACTCGCCATTGAACTCAGCAATGCAATCCACTCGACCTGCTAAACCAAGGTAATGTGAATAGAGAAACGTCTCTAAACAATGAATGTTATTAATTTGGTTTAGTGTAGATTTTGCTGCTTGAAACATTCTAACAGATAATGGATTATTTTCC